AATAAACTAAATCGTGGGCTAGGTATCCCCAGCAGCTATTTGCCAACTGGTGCAGACGAAGGCGCCCAAGTCTACAATGACGGTAAAGTAGGTACAGCACTGATCCAAGAATGGCGTTTTAATCAAACTTGTAAGCGTTTACAAGAACTAGTGTGCCACACACTAGATACAGAATTTAAAATGTTCATGCGTTGGCGTGGTCTTAACATCGACAATGGCTTGTTTGAAATAAAATTCAATGAACCACAGAATTTCTCTAAGTATCGTCAAATTGAAATTGATAATGCTCGTATTCAGGGTTTTCAGCAATTGGAGCAAGTGCCTTATCTTAGCAAACGTTTCATGTTAAAACGATACTTGGGTCTAAGCGAAGAAGAAATGTTAGAAAACGAACAGTTGTGGAAAGAAGAACACGCTGATGATATACATGCTGTGGCTGCCGAAAACAGTAATATAGATCTAAGAGCAGCGGGTATTACGCCTGACAACATTGCAACCGACATTGAAAATACTGAAGCAGCACTAGAACCGCCACCTACAGAACCTACAGGAGAAATAAGTCCTGGTATTGCACCACAAGTTGCAGCATCACCAGCACCAGCACCAGGCACAGTGCCAACACCGTCGCCGGTACCATAAGGAGTAAAAATGATCTTAAACGAAGTTTTTGACGACGAGCAAGCTGGGTTCTACGACCCCGAGGGTGATAATAGCAAACTGAGTTTAAAAGACTTAAGAAAGACTCGTCTAACATTAGTACAGCTAAACAAATTGCGTAAAATGAATGACACTCGTGCATTTGAGCGTGCTGAAAAAATTAAATATGTTCAAGCACAATATGCGCCGGCTGCACCAGCTGCTGGTGGTATGCCTACTTTATAGTCAATTTTACTACCAGATTTCTTTTAAAAATCAATAATAAATATAAAAACCTTCAAAAAACCACCGTTAATCGGTGGTTTTTTTATTGCATATTTAAATAATATTACACAAAGTCTACTTTACAAGGATTTTACTATGAACAAATATGAACAATTAATTGATCTTATCATCAATGAGAATACAGAAGAGGCCAGCAAACTCTTTCATACTATTGTTGTTGAAAAGTCACGCGAAATTTATGAAAGCCTAATCGACGAAGAAGATTTCAACGAAACCATGGGCGGCGACCAAGTTGCTGATCTAGTCGACGAAGTTTCCGCCGATGAAGACATGCAAGAAATGCATGAAGAAGAAGATGAGCTTGCCGACATGGAAGACTTGCCTGTTGATGACGAAGAAATGATGGGCGACGAAGAAATGATGGGCGACGAAGAGTCAGCTGCTAGTACAGAAGAAATCGAAGATCGCGTTGTTGATCTCGAAGACGCACTAGACGAACTCAAAGCCGAGTTTGATCGCCTAATGGCCGGCGAAGCTGGTGAAGAAGAGCACAGCGACATGGACGACGAAGAGCATAGCGAAGAAATGCCAGAAAACATGGTTCGCGAGTATGTTGAAAAAGCTCCTGCTCCAGTAACAAGCGAAACTAGTGGTACAAACACAAAGAGCAATTTTGCTGGAAAAAACGACATGGGCGGTACAGCAGTAAAAACTGGCAGTAGCGCTGATGAAAAGGGTCGCACAGCTCCTACAGCCAAGCCAATCATTGGCAAAGTTGGTAACACACCAGGTGGTTCCAAAGACATGTCACCGGCTACCAAGCCTACTACAAGTCAAGCCACTGGCGTTAACGTCAAGAGCCCAATTGGCCGTAAGTGATTGAGCAAGAGCAATAGTATTAAGTTAATAAGTTTATGAAAAATAAAACACTGTTACAGGAATACATTGCTCCTAGTGTTGCTGAACACATTGTTGAAAGCGTTGATACCCCTGACGGTAAGGGCCGAGACCTTTACCTCAAGGGTATTTGCATTCAAGGCGGTGTTAAGAATCACAACCAAAGAATTTATCCAGTTGATCAGATCGCCAGCGCAGTTAATTCTATAATGAAAACCATTAAAGACCATGGTGGAGTTTGCGGCGAAGTTGATCATCCAGATGATTTAAAAATTAACCTAGATCGTGTAAGTCATATGATCACAGACATGTGGATGGATGGCCCAAACGGTTATGGTAAAATGAAAATTATTCCTACCCCAATGGGTAACCTAGTTAGCACAATGCTGCAAAGTGGAGTGAAATTAGGTGTTAGTTCTAGGGGTTCGGGTAATGTTAACGAAGCTAGCGGTCACGTTAGCGATTTTGACATGGTCACAGTAGACATCGTTGCTCAGCCCAGCGCACCTAATGCTTATCCTCGTGCTATTTACGAAGGATTATTAAACATGCGCTATGGTCATCGTACACTAGACATGAGCCGCGAATTGCAAAGTGATCCAGTAGTTCAAAAACATTTGAAGCAGGCTGTATTAGCCTTAATCAAAGAACTAAAAATTTAACCAGGAGAAACATTCAATGTTTGAAGCTATTAAAACGTTGGTTGAAAGCGGAGTATTAAACAGCGATACTCAGCAAGCTCTGCAGGAAGCATGGGACAACAAACTTGTTGAAGCCCGTGAACAAGTCCGTGCAGAACTTCGCGAAGAGTTTGCTCAAAAATACGAAGCCGACAAAAGCGTGATGATTGAAGCTTTAGACCGAATGGTTACAGAAAATCTTCAGCGTGAAATCAGCGAATTTGCTGAAGATCGTGAAGCCCTTCGTAAAGACCGTGTTGTGTTAGGCCGTAAAATTGCCGAAGCAGCAGAAGCCACTTCAAAATTCTTATCTAATCAGCTAAGACAAGAGATCAGTGAACTTCGTGAAGATCGCAAGCGTTACACTAGTAATATTCAAGTACTGGAGTCGTTTGTACAAGATCGTCTTTTAGAGGAAATCAAAGAATTTTCACAAGACAAACGTGCTCTAGTTGAAGCCAAAGTAAAGCTAATTACTGAAGCTAAATCACAGCTAGGACAAATTAAAGCTCGCTTTGTTGAAAAGAGTGCTCGTCTAGTGAAAGAATCTGTTGCCAACAATCTAAAGTCTGAATTGTCACAACTCAAAGAAGATGTACAATTGGCAAGAGAAAACATGTTTGGTCGTAGGCTGTTTGAAGCTTTTGCAACCGAATTTGCTGCAACTCACCTCAATGAGAATAAAGAAATTGCAAAGCTAAAGCAAGAACTTAGCGAGAGCCGTGCTCAACTAACCCAGCGCGAGCAGTTAGTTGAAAACACTCAAAAACAGCTAAAGGTTATCAATGAGCGTACCGAGCGTCAAAAAATCATGACAGAACTACTAGCCCCTCTTGCAAAAGATCGTGCTGGTGTCATGACACAAATGCTCGAGTCCATTCAAACGCCTAAGCTACGCCAAGCATTTGACAAGTACTTGCCCTCAGTACTTAACGCTAACACCACCGCACCACGTACAGCAGCCGAACCAGCTGTTCGCACTGTGCTAAGTGAAAGTGCAGAAACAAAAGAAATTACTGGCGATAAACCTGCTAAGCCAGCTCACGATAACAACATTGTTGATATCAAGAGACTAGCGGGACTACGTTAAACATTAAAGGAGATAAAAAATGTCACGTATACTATTAGAAGGTCGCTGGAATGAGACCAAGGACGCCCTACTAGAGGGTCTCCAAGGCGCAAAGCGCACCTCCATGTCCGTCGTTCTTGAAAATACCCGTAAGCATCTACTAGAAAACGCCACCTCTGGTGCCACCGCTTCTGGTAACGTTGCTACACTAAACCGTGTGATTCTACCAATCATCCGTCGAGTTATGCCAACTGTTATTGCTAACGAAATCGTTGGTGTTCAGCCAATGACTGGTCCAGTTGCTCAGATTCATACTCTGCGTGTTCGTTATGCTGATTCAGTTACTGCTTCAGTTACCACAAACAGTGCAGTTGCTGGCGATGAGGCATTAAGCCCATTCAAGATTGCTACAGCTTACTCTGGTAACGTTCCTGGTGCTACAAGTGCAGCTAGCACAGCTAACACCACAAGTGGTCTAGAAGGCGTTCCAGGTAGCCGTATCAACGTTCAACTCTTAAAGCAAGTTGTTGAAGCCAAGACACGCAAGCTAAGTGCTCGTTGGACATTTGAAGCTGCTCAAGACGCACAAGCCATGCACGGTTTGGATGTTGAAGCAGAAATCATGGCTGCTCTAGCACAAGAGATCACTGTTGAAATCGACCAAGAAATCCTAGGTTCACTACGCGCTCTTGCTGCCACTGGTTCAACATATGACCAAGCTGCTGTTAGCGGTACTGCTACATTCGTTGGTGACGAACACGCTGCCCTAGCTGTTCTAATCAACCGTGAAGCCAACCGTATTGCTCAGCGTACACGTCGTGGTGCTGGTAACTGGGCCGTTGTTAGTCCAACCGCACTAACCGTTCTACAGAGTGCAACAACTTCGGCATTTGCCCGTTCAACAGAAGGCACATTCGAAGCACCTACAAACACCAAGTTTGTTGGTACACTAAACAGCGCAATGCGTATTTACGTTGACTCATATGCTGGCGACAGCACTGCTGTTCTAGTTGGTTATAAGGGTTCGAGCGAAAGCGATGCTGCTGCGTTCTACTGTCCATATATTCCTCTAATGAGTTCTGGGGTTGTTCTAGATCCTAGCACATTTGAGCCAACAGTGGGCTTTATGACAAGATATGGCTACATCGAGCTGTCTAATTCTGCTAGCTCACTAGGTAATGCTGGTGATTACCTAAGCGAAGTTGACATCACTTCCGGTAACCTATCGTTCCAATAATCAATTTTTAATTGATACATTAAACCCGCTTCGGCGGGTTTTTTGTTGACTGATTTTTTGTGGAATTAACAAACACAGATAAATAAACATATGAACAAATATGAAAAATGGTACCAAGCAATAACAGCCCGTGGGCAAACACGTATTCTTAATGAGTACGCTGAAACTCATCATATCAAGCCAGTAAGTTTGGGCGGTGCAGACGCACCTGAGAACTTGACAAGACTAACTGCTAGAGAGCATTTTATTTGCCATTGGTTGTTAACGAAAATAACAACTGGCGAAGACAGACATAAAATGTTAAATGCACTGCGTATGATGAGGGCTGAGAACCCAAGGCAACAACGCTATAAAACAAAAATTACAGCGAGGGTATATGCAAAACTAAAAGAAGAGTATAGTCAGTTACAGAGCAAGCGATACTCGGGCGAAGGTAACCCTATGTACGGGGATAAATTTTATCGCAGCGAGGAAGGCAAGCAAAGACAACGTGATGCAGTATCAGGTGACAATAATGGAGCAAAACAAGCTGATGCAAAAGCTAAAATATCTTCTAGTAAGCTAGGCAAAAAACG